ACATCTGAGAATATTAATGAGTTATCGGCCAAACTATATAAATTAACTTCAATATTATTTTCTAGTAACGCTACAGAAAAATCTGCGGGAACTTCCATGTCTAGCAAATCATCTTTCTTGTTTGCTATGATACGGGATACGTTATACCGTGTATAAGAATCTGATAGCTCTTGCAGATTACTTTGATAGTTTTGTTGTTCTGCCATTAATCTAACTCTTCAAAATTTTTATTTATTCTTGTTAACCACACGTTATAATCTAACTTTTCTTTATAAATTGGAGTATAATACATACTGTGGTTTGTTAATTCCTCTTCGGGTATTGTTACCGTTTGAACCGTTGCGGAATAATTTGTAAGGATTGACGAACTATGTCCGGACGCAGATACTTCAAACAAAGACAAGGAAATATCAATTTGGTCTTTGTTAACTATACTTCCGCTATCTGGATTAATACTACTTGATAAAAATGTTATTGCCATAAACTATTCAACTTTAAATATAGTGTCTGTATCAATTACTCTCGAATATTGCCCGCTAACGACCTTCAACTTTAGCTTATAAAATCTTCCTTTATATAACGGAGATGTATCTAATACTACATATGAGCCAGTGGGGTCAGTGTCTATCTTACTATAATCATCAAATGGAATTATGGTAGTGTTACTTTGTGCATCTATAATTGAATAGTATGACGATGATGGAAGATAATATTTGTTTTTGTAACGTAACGTAGAATCAAATGAACGTAATGGATATTGGTCACGAACAACAAAAGTCAATTTATCCACATCACCTTTTGTATATGACTGACGCAAGTTACTTGGAACCGTTTTTACATTCAAATTTGGAATTGCTGACAAACTTCCTGTGGAGAAGGTTTGGCTATTCCATGCAATTTCTAGTGTAGGTTGGTGAATTGTATGTGTTTGTGTAGAAAATACTTTAATATTGCCACGATTTGTATAGTCAGTTTCATCTGTTGTTGGAAATTGTACAACTAGTCCATAAAATGTATCTTGTAATGATTGACTGACTATAGGTCTTAAAATATTTGTAACGTCCACTCTAATATCTTGTAATGGGTACGTTGTAAGAGAAACACTCTGACTGGTTGACCCAGTTAAAAAGTCTCCACCTGCACTACTCCACGATACCGTTGATGTACAATTTACCCACGTTGCCCCATCATTTGAATTTTGAACATTTTGATAGAAAACACCGCTTCCTTCGTCCCACGAACGAGATATTTGGTATATTACAAGTTTTTGATTTCTGTTCAAGTCGCTTGCATTTGCTAATTTTAAGTTTAAGAAATAACTAGCAGTTGCAGGAACACTTGCTGTTGTTGGTAAGTCAAAATATATCAACGTTCTTGCTGATCCTGTTGAATAAACAGTTGAGCTGGTAAAGTTTACATCGGTATTGATAACTTTACCGATATCAAGTATTTCATCTAATCCCGCATTACTACTAGTAAACGCTTGATAAAGTGTAGTATCTCTACTGGCGGTTAGTATTATTCTCATTGGGTAGCGTTTCCTATAATATCAGTTGTTGGGTATTTCAACTCAAAGATACTTGGGTCGAGACTTGGATAGATAACCCCATTAATTGTTGCCTCGTCAATGTCGTATCGATAGTTTTGGTATCCCGTCCCATCTTGGAATTGATACTTGTTAAAGATACGAACACTTTTCACTGTTTGTACGCCCTCGACCAGTCCAATATTATACGAAAGGTCCGCGAGGACGATAGGTTGGTTTATATTCCATTTACTTATATCGAAGAAATCTTGTACAGCTCCAATACTTCGTGCAAGAACATCGTTGACATTATAATTTCTGAGCACGGATATATCAAACTGTACGCCTATATTAATAATAAATGCATCAAGAATATTAACATCGTCTGTCAACATTCTAAACTGTTCAAGGTATCGTGCTAAATTTTCCTTAACTAATGTATTTAATGTTGATAAATTTCCGTTAGTATCATATCCTAATGTATATAAATTAATTACATTTGGACGTACTGGGTTATCTACATATACTCTGTCATTTTGTGCTGTTAAAATTCTATTAATTTGTTCATCACGTACCGCAAATGCTTTTGCAATACGACCAAACTTTGATGGAAGTGCATATGACCGTACTGCGTAATCTTCTACGGTAACTACACGATTTTGTGCGTTGAAAAATGCTAATGCGTTTTCACGAATTTCGTCTATTGATTCCCCTTCTCCCCCGCCCGTGGCGGGTAAATCGTTATTGACAGTAATACTTTGTACTGATGCGTTAAACGTAGTAAGTTCACCAGAAGTGTAGTTTGTAGTATCATTTAAAACTATTATTTCTGCTACACGGTTTATTGTATTTGATGGCGTGTTCGTATTTACCCCTCCGCCGACCAAATATGTTACTGTTAATGTTGTATTTGCCGGAGATATACCGTATGCATTACTATTAAGAAAATTTACGTTATTGATGGATACGTTACCCAAAATATTTTCAATAGTATTTCCATATTGAGAATTTGCAACTTGTCTAGAATCTAATGTAGTATTCACTTCTGCGTCATTGTCAGTACCAGAACCAAACATCAATTCCATGCGATTATTTCTATTAATTCTGGTTACGAATCTACGAGGAACTTTACGAAGTCTTAACTTGGATGATGGCAAAATTCCAGTTTCACCGTTACTAGTTGTATCTAACTCATCCATAATAACATCTTGTGCTAAATAATCTACTTCATACCACACATTCCCGTTTGAATCAACTACACTTTCAATACCGATAATAGATTCTTCTGGCATCAATACAGAAGTGAATTTTTGTGCGCTACCAAACGTAAATGTAGTAGTTCTTTCTTCTGCGGATACCAATCGCGCTGGCTTACTAACGATAAATGTTGACGGGTTACCGCTAGAAAAAGTATTAACTATATAATCTTCAGCAGTAATATTGGAAAAATCCACATCTTCACTTAATCTAAACTGTACCGACGTTTGACCCGTAGCGACAAATGTACTTCCTTTTGCTACCTTTACCAAATATTTTGAATCTGGAATGTATACCCCATTATCAAGTATGGCTGGAGCTAATTGATATATGGTTGCTGTTGTAGTAGACGGGGAGACTAATTTTGGCTTGTATCCAAGAAACTGCGCTATGGAAATGACATTTTCTTGTTGTTCGGCGTATGCCAATAAATTTTCTTTAAATTGATTATCAATATAAAATGACAAGACATCACCAATATATGATGCCATTTCAATAAACATCATACCAGGCGACGTTTCATTAAAGTCCGAATATGAGTTAGGGTAATATGCTTTAGCAAATTCTATGAGATTCTGTCTAAAGTCCGTAAATGTTTTAGCAATGTAGTTAATTTGCTTTACATTTGGCCGTGGTTGTATGTTTACCGGTTGGTTCGTTGCCATTTAAAACTCCAAATTAGTTAATTCTTCTTACACGACGAGCGTTTTTAACTTGATTATTTACCCGTTCAACTTCTGTTTGGGTAGTTACTGGTTCTACAGGAAATGCGACCGCTGGTGCTCCAAGTGCGGTTGTTAATATACTTATCTGGTCTGTGACATTAGGGTTATTTCTAAATCTATAAATACATTTTATATTAACAATATTTTCGCTATCCGTTTGTGTAATTTCAAAATCCGTTAACTCAATGAATGGTAACCAACGGTCTACTGCATCTGCCACCGCCAACCTAGCATTTTCCAAAGTTTCATCGGTTAATGGTTCAAATAATACCTTCCATAAATCACAACCCAATTCCGGTTGTCCGACTCGTTCACCTTTCTTTGTAAGAATTAAATTCTTAAAATTAGAACGAACTTGTTGGATTACCGTCGTTGATTGGTCAAACATTCCCGTTTGGCCCAATCGAATTGGTAACGTGATGCCGATGAATTTTTGAGCCATATTACTTACTCAATCCCATAGCCTTCATAACTTGGGAATAATCACGATTAATTGCCTGAACCGCTGGATTATCTTCCGACATTCCTTTTGGTAAATTTGGCATAATCTTGTCGGTGGTTGCGATAATAGTGTCTCCGTGACGTTCTAATCCCATCATTTCGGCTAATTGGGACCGTGAAAGCTTTGATTTTGTGGTAGTATTAGTTTCGCCAACTGGTTGTGCTTTCTTAATTTCTACAATTGCTTCACCAAGAATTTCTGGAAGAATTTTCTTAACGGCTTTTTCTACAGATTCTTCAATTTGTTCCTTGACTAATTCTTTGACATACGCTCTGAATAATGCTTTATCCATAATATTACCCTCTACTGGTTATTAAATCGTCCAAGAACCGTGGTTTTTGTTCCTTGGTTTTTTAGTGACCGTCTGTATCTGAACGGATTTTCTTGTTTTTTAAGTTC